TGCGCCGCGCCCAGGCTCAATGCCTGGATCGGAGGCTCGAACTGATTGCGCGTCGGCATGGGCGCCGGGTTGCCGGCGATGTCGATAGGCTCGTATTCCAGATAAGCGTACGGAATCACGTTGGCGCTTGCCCAGCGCGCATCCTTGAACGAGCCTTTCACGCCGATCCATGGCGCTTTAGTGCCGCATAGGACGGTCTCGGCTTCCGAAGAGCGGTAGAAGTTGTACAACTTCTGCGAATCTTTGGCGAAGCGCACCACCGAAAACAGCTTGCGCTGGCCGTCGACGTACATCTCCTTGCCCAGCGTCGGCAGAATCGGAATCCACTGTCCGTCCCAGTCGTACCGGTCCAGAATCTCGACGCCGTTGATCTTGTAGCACGACACCTGGCGCTGTTCGGTCTCGCGCTCCAGCGGTTTCTCGTCTTCGTCGAGCGCCAGTTTCACGCCTTCCGGCATTCCGGCCGGCAACTCATCCTTGAAGATCGCCGTCTGCATCCCGTCAGGCCACTCGATCATGGAAAGCGTGCGCTTGACGATTTCCACCGTCCAGTAGCGCGCGATCCTCACGCCTTCGTCCTTGATCCAGTCGGGTGCCGGATTGGCGACGCCGCGGTAGAAGTCGAGCGCTACCACATCCGAATCCGGATAATCGCGCTTGTATTCTTCTGTGGGGATCAGCTCCAGCTCGAAGGCCCACATCATGTCGCTCTTGACTGCTTCGCGCGCGAACGGATCGAGGTAGATGGAAAACGGATCGACGACGCGCTCGATCCTCAGCTCCTTGTTGAAAGACTTGGGGCCCGAGTAGCGCCAGTTGACTTTGAAAAATCCAAATGATCCTGAGGCCGATTGCTCGAGCGCGGTCTCGTAGACTTCGTCCGCTTTCGAGACATACTCGATGTGGCGAATCATGCCCTCGATCACATCGGCGGTATCGGGGTCGGTGAGCGAATCGACCGGATTGACTTCGATGCCCGCCTGATTCATGCGCGCTTCGTTGGCCGTCTGGTTCAATGGACCGATCAGCTTGTTGACGGTGAGACAAGGCCGGTTGCCGAGGCCGCCCGGTCCGAGCCCGTTCCCGTAGGCGCGGCTGTTGCGATCCGATTGATTCCACTGCTCGCCGGCGCAGAAGCGCAGATCGTCGAGCGCATCTCGACGGATATCGCGCTCCGCATCTTCGGCCAGCTTGAATCTTTTGCGGGCTGTCGCGAGGATATCGTCGTCTTCAGCCACGTTGCATCATCTGCTGCAGGTTGCCGGGGACCGGCCGGCGGGGCGCTTTCGCGCCTTTATTGAGGATCTTGTTGGCGCGGGCTTTAATTTTCGCCGCCGATGACGCCGAGAGCTTGCCCTTATTCACCATCTGGGTGGCTCTTGCCTTCGCATTGGCGGCATGAGCACGGTCCGGCATCGGATAGCCGTCTTTCGACGGCATGCCGAATTGGCTTTTGGGCAGCGCATTGCGCCGCTTTGCGGTCAGCTCCGCCATATCATTATTTTCCTTTCGGCTTGGCGATCTTGGCGCCGGCCTTGCGCGCGGTCGTCAGGGCGATGGCGACCCGCTGCTTCGGATCCGTGTAGCCCTCTTCCTTTAACTTCGAGATGTTTTTCCCGATCGCTTTCGGGCCTTTGCTTTTGATGAGCGGCATATCATTTCCTCTCGCGGATCACCCGCCACACGCTGTGGAATCCTTCGTTTTCCAGTCCCGCCATCTGTCCGCGGATCTCCCCATGAATCCGGCGGACTTCCGCATCACCGACCGGGCGCGATCTTCCCTGCTGCACCTTGAGGCAGGTATCGAGCGGCGTATCCATCACCACCGCGGCGGCCTGAGCGCCGTGCTTGCGGGCGATCGACAGAGCTGCTTTGCGCACGGCGGGATTGGATCCCGTGGTGTCGAATACGACATCCCTGCCGGCGGCCAGCAGCTGGTTGATCTGGCGGTAGGAGTCGTGCAGTATGTCGCCGGGCGCCTGTGCGGTTTTGCGGTCGTTGGTGACGACCGTGCCGAGCCGCGATGCGTAAGTGCTCTTGCCCGATCCCGGTGCGCCGATCAGCACGGTGAGCCGCGCCATATCAGTCTTTCTCGCCCGGTTCCGCTTTTTCGCTGATGTAGGGCGGCTGGTCCGCCTGGCGCCGGGGGTGCCGTGTGCTTTCTTCAACGCGTGCATCTGCTCGTCCTTGCACGGCCGGCCGGTTTTCATGTCTTTGTCGCCTTCGTTGAGCTGAGCCATTTATTTCTGCTCCTTCATTCCTTTGCCGGCGAGCGATGCCGTTCCGCCGCCGCCGGCGTCCGCCGTTCGTTTGCCCTGGCCGGGCTCGGCGGCTGCGGTTCCATGTAATTTCCGTAAACTGAATGCCGGCGGTTTCCCGCCGCCATTAGGCTTCGCCATAATCCCCTCCTATCCCATCCAACTTCCCGCCATCGTGCCGACGTAGCGTTCTTCCGGCCGCAGCTCGGGCTGCAGAGGCGCGACGGGGGCGGCAAAGGTGAGCGCCAGCGCATCGCCGGAATCGGGAGAGGCCACGCCGCGCTTCTGCATCTGCTCTTTGGATTCGAGTACTAACTTGTCGGAGCGGTTCAGATGCGATCCCGGCGCGGCCAGGTCTGTCTCGAGAACCGTGTCGTCGCTCGGGATCGCCCCGCGGTCGAGCCATTCCTTCATCCGGTTCCACATGTAAGCCCGCATATTCGCTTGATGACGATCGGGAGATGGCCCGCCGAAGTTGATCTCCATTATGTTGTCGAATCCCATCTGGCGCAATCGCTCGACGTAGGGCGCGCCGTAAGCGGAATCGACGAACAGCATCGATACCTTATGGCCGGGACGTTTGTCGCTCAAGATATCCGCCAGGCGGGCAACGATGGCGGAACGCTCCTGGGAATGCTCGCCCGGTATGCGCACAGGCGCAAGCGTGCGCGCATCGGCGCCGCGGCGGAACCAGATCACGTTCCACGCCTGCCCGCCTCCGGAGACATCGAATCCCGCCACCAGCGGATCATCCGCGAAGGTGGTGACCCTGCGCCTCCGCGCGCCGTCGATGCGGTCCTGATCGATGAACTGCAGGTCGCCGGCGCGCGGGGCCATGCCCTTGACGCGCACGCGCACATAGTCGGAATCCTCGCCGTAGTCGGAGATCCACTCTTCAATGAGCTGCTTATTGCTGTAGCGCGCGCTGCGCGAATCGATCAGGCGCACGTTCCAGCGGTCTCTGAATTTCCCGAAGCAGATCTCGTAGAAGCGGCCGCTCTTGCGCGCCGGCTGCCCCCAGGCGAACCACATCGGCTCGCCGTCCGTAAGACCGCCTTGCGCGACGTCCCAGACCTCGTCAGGAATGTGGCTGGCTTCATCGAACATATACCAGGAGGTGGAGGTTCGGGCATGCTGGCCGGCGAAAGACTGCGCGTTCTCGGGCCGGCACGTTTGTGCCACCACTTTCCAGTCTTCAGCCGATTCGGTCGAGTAGATGCCTTTCTGGCGAATCGAGAACCAATGGGCGGTGATCGACAGGCGCGTCCAGCGCTGGATCGCCGCCCACGTTCGAGACTCGAGCTGCGGATACGTGTTAGCGGTGACGGTGCCGATCGAGTACGGCCTGGTAGACAGGATCCAGTTGGCGATCCAGGCGCCGAGCGTGGATTTGCCGGTACCGTGCCCGCTTGAGGCAGCCATCAGCACCGGCATCACAGGCGTGTTGCCGTCGAACCGCCGACGGCGCACCTCGCGGCCGAGATCGAGCAGGAAGTGCTTCTGATTTTCGTCCGGACCGGGCGCGTCAGCGAGCTCGCCAGGCTTTCCCCATGGATATGCCCACAAGACAAATCCGTAGGGATCGTTGACGAACCTCATCACGTCTTTTTCGAGTTCGACTTCAGCCGTCTGTGCCGTCACGGTTGATGCGGCGGTCATGCGAAAACCGTCCCATCAGGCACGAAGCCAATTTCCTGCCCATAGGCATCCGTCAGAAACCAACCGCTCTTGCGTTCTCCCTGATTCCAGCCAGAGTCCTGATCTATTCCGAATTCTGTTGGAGCCGCGACTCGATGCCACGGATCAAGGCCCCGCACCCAACTGTCACCGTAGAACGGATGGGCTGGCGGTTTGACTTCATGGCTTACGATCATGCTTGCCTCGTGCCACCGACCATTCGGCAGTCTACCCGTCTGTGCCGTCATGCTGGCGCATCTCGATCAGTTGCCGGCGCGCATCGAGCAGGCGTTCGGCGCGGTTGACGTTGAGATTGACGTCGGCCGACACGCGCTCGCGGTATTTCTCCGGCATGTGGCCGCGCGCCAGAAACATGAGCAGCGGGTCCGATTCGCATTCGATGGCGCGGCGGAATATTTCATCTTCGATGATGTCATCGAGCTTTTGCTGGGCCTCGGCGAAGGCTGCCTGGTAGGCCGGATCGGCCGCCAGCTTCTGATAATGCGTCTCGCGCGACATGCCCGCGATCTTGCAGGCGTGGCTCACGCGACCGGTGGAGGCGTAAGCATCAAAGAACCTCCGGACCTTGGCCGAGAGAAAAGGTTTGGACGGTAAACTCAGGAATTCTTTGGGCATGTCGGAAACGTGAGACATTTAAACGTCCATACGCCGGGCGGATTCGTGGCCGTTTCGCGTTTGTGCGAATAGCGCTGGCCGACGGGCGGCCGCGCGGCGCGCAGTAGTTCCCACGCACCCGAGAGAGCGACCAGCGCTGATGGCCGGTTGCGCCGCTTCACTTCGCGCAGGCGCCCGGAGCGGAGATGCCGCTCCACATCGTCGATGGGCACGTAGCAAATAAGATCTCCCGCGTCGCCGTAGACGGCGCGGGAACCTTTTCGAAAGGACATGGGTGATGGTAGAGGAACGGGAAGTTTAGGATTTACGTCGCATCCACCAAATCGACGGATGGCCGCTCCCGCGAACGGCGGAATTTGGATTCAGGATATAATCCCGCGAAATCTGAGTCAACTAGGCGCGGTTCTTATTGGCCTCGCGGCGCGCGACGCGCGCGAACGCGCGCTCGAATTCGGCCGCGAATTCGGGGTAGTTGACCCCGAGGCCCGGCAGCAGCTTCCAGATCGTCTCGATGGTGGGCGAATGCTGTCCGCGCTCGAGACCGGACATGTAAGCGCGCGCGATGCCCGTCTCCTGCGCCAGCTTTTCCTGCGAAATGCCCTTTTTGCGGCGCAACGAAGCGATACAATCTGCCAGCGCTAGTCGAAG